GAAGAAGTTCATTGATGAAGCAAGGGAAGAGTGGAATGGCAGAAGTAGTGACTGCTTTATATGGGAGCATTACCTCATGGATGCCATCTCCTACATGCTTTGTCAGAGAGAAGGGATGAGCTCAAGAGCCTCACTTGAGGCTGTAGGAGCTGCCAAAGTTCTGAAGCTTGCCATCAGGCTCCGTGAGTTCTCTGAAGAGGTCAGGGAAAAGGGGGAGCATGAGTACAAGTTGGTTGACCAGTACAACTATATCAAGGACATCTTGGATGCCTAGAAAGGAGCAGACAAATGAGTACAGCTTACAAGAAGATGACAAGCCACGGGTCAATCAGTATCCCGGTGGCAATGAGGAGAGAACTTGGCATTGAGCCAAAAGACCCTATGATTGTGGAAGAGCATCAGGGTGAAATCAGAATAAAACCGTACACGCTCCGTTGTAATTTTTGCGGAACGACAGAGGATGTGCATGAGTTTCATGGGAAGGGTATCTGTGAAGCCTGTGCAACAAAAGCATTTGAGAAGTTAGGAGGAGGACAGTAATGGAACAGCAGACAGTGAAGAGCATGACCAATGAACAGCTCATTGGAGCATGTGTGTGGCTTGACCGTGAACAGAAGAAGAGCCGGGCTATGATGAACAGCTACAAGGCGGAGCTTCAGGCTAGAGGATTGGCTATCATGGAAGACCACAATGTGAAGTATGTGAAGTTTTACGGTGATGAGGGTAGTGCTGCCATCACAGACAGCATGAGCCTTGACATCCTGAACCCGGACAAGCTGAAGGAGCTTGTGGGTGAGGGAGTATACAAGATGAAGGTCAAAGAGGAGACCAAGACAACCTACAAATTTGACAGCAAATTTGAGAAGGCTATGAAGGCAATCTTCACAGGTGACTACACCTTTGAGACCACACTTGAGGAGTTCCTTGATGAAATGAGCATCAAGCCGGATGACAAGCAGAAGAAGCTCCTCCTGAAGAAACTGAAGGGAGAGTTTGAGAAGGACAAGGAGACTCTCATCTCTGTATTGGTTCCTGAAGGGGAAACAGTTCCGGACTTTGACGTGGAGCTGTGGTACATCTACCGTATCAAGAACGGGGAACTCATCAAAGCTTTTCTTCCGGAAGAGATGATTGATGCCATCATTGAGGGCATCCGGAAGAGCATCTTTGTGGAGACCAAGACATCCATCACATTAGACTATGATGACACGGAAAAGGAGGACTAATCATGGCAGAACAGAGCAAGGACATCCTTAGTGAATACACCAAGGACATAACTCCGGAGCAGAGAGCAGAGCTTCAGGAGAAAGTGAGCAACATGACGGAAGAGGAACTCAAAGAGTTCCGCAATAGTTTAGACCCTGACAGCATGGGATTTTTTGGAGAGGAGAGTGTGTAGAAATGGCAGCACCAAAGATTGAGAAGCTCCTGACCCCGTACAATTTCACAAATAAGGATAACGCAGGGCGTATCAAGTACATTGTTATCCATTATGTAGGGGCTCTTGGAGGAGCAGAGGCAAATTGTAAGTATTATGCAAGTAAGTATCTTGGAGCATCAGCACACTACTTTGTAGGCTTTAATGGAGAGGTATGGCAGAGTGTTGAGGATGAGGACATTGCATGGCACTGTGGAGCAAGCAGCTATAAACATGCAGAGTGCAGGAATAGCAACTCTATAGGCATTGAGATGTGTGTCCGCAACAAAGGAAGTCAGTCAGCGGAAAGCAAGGATTGGTACTTTGAAGAGGCAACTGTCAATGCTGCCATTGAACTGACTAAGTATCTGATGCAGAAGTATGGAGTTCCTGCTTCCAATGTTATCCGTCACCATGATGTGACCGGAAAGATATGTCCTAATCCGTATGTGTATAATTCGACAAAGCACACATGGGATGCCTTCAAGAAAGCTATTTCAGGAGGGACAGAGCAGAAGGACAGCATGACCAAGATAACCGGAAAATCTGAAGCTACAGCGGAGCAGATGACAGCATACATCAAGGCAAAGAATGGCAGCGTTGCACAGAGCGTACTTGATATGATACCTCTGTATCTGTCTGAAGGTGAAGCGGAGAATATCCGTGGTGACATTGCATTTGCACAGAGCTGTCTTGAGACAGGCAACTTCACCTTCTCCGGAAGTGCTGTGGAGCTCTCACAGAATAATTTCTGTGGTATGGGAGTGACACAGAACGGAGAGACAGGAAACAGTTTCAAAACGCCACAGCTTGGCATCCGGGCACAGATACAACACCTCAAGGCATACGCCAATACAACGAAGCTGAAGCAGGAATGTGTTGACCAACGCTTTGACCTTGTATCCCGTGGATGTGCTCCTTATGTGGAGTATCTTGGAATACAGGAGAACCCGAAGAGCAAAGGATGGGCGGCAGGAGCTGGATATGGTGAAAAGATACTGAAGATACTGGATGCAATTAAGGAAACCGGAAGCAGTCAGGCAGGAGATGGAAGTCCGAAGCCGGATGAGACCAAGAAGGATGATGACTTCAAGGAGTATCTCATCACAACCACATGTGATGTGCTGAACATCCGCTCCGGTGCAGGAACGGATAACAAGGTGGTAGGAGCTATCCGTGAAGTGGCAGGAAAGAAGAACAAGTACACCATTGTGGAGGAAAAGAACGGATGGGGCAGATTGAAGTCCGGAGCCGGATGGATAAGCCTCTCATACACCAAGAAGGTAGCTGCATCCACAGGCACAACATTCACACCGTATCTCATCACAACCACATGTGATGTACTGAACATCCGCTCCGGTGCAGGAACAGGATACAGTGTAGTAGGAGCCATCCGTGAAGTGACAGGAAAGAAGAACAAGTACACTATTGTGGAGGAAAAGAATGGATGGGGCAGATTGAAGTCCGGAGCCGGATGGATAAGCCTCTCATACACCAAGAAAGCCTCATAATAGTAGGAAGGAGGCTATAATGGTAGCAGATGAACTAACAAGAGCCCTCATTGAAGAGACCACATTAGAGGATATTTCAGAGAGCTACCGCCCTGTGGTGGACATCATAGGGATTGAGAAGTTCATTGAGCTTAGTGAGTATGCCAAAGGAGATGAGCTCTATTTTCCAAAGACAGAGAACATCATAGCTCCGGCAAGAAACAGGCGTATCAAGAAAGAGTGGAACGGATACAACTCAAAGGAGCTTGCAGAGAAGTATAATCTGACAACCAAGCAGATAGGAAACATACTGAAGGATGAGCCAATGATAGGACAGATGAGCATTTTTGACATGAATAATGACGATTGATTTTCCGAAAATGTTTCCCCTAAAGAGTCTTTCATAATGAGTATAAGATAAGAGCATGTACTTAGTACATGCTCTTATTGTTTTGTGCATTATTCTCAAAAAAAATGACAGAAAAGGAGTGGTTTGTATGACGAATTTTACAGTGGATGTATCACAGATTGTCCTCTTTATCGGTGTGATGGCGTTTATCGTCTCCATCATTACGGAGGCACTCAAAAAGTGGACATGGTTTGACAAGAAGGTGCCTACAGCCCTGACGGTCATCATCCTGTCCCTCATCCTCTGCCCGGTCTGCCTGTTGGGACTTGCGGCATATTATGGGGTAGCCATTGAGTGGTTCATGGTATTTGCATCATTCATTGCTGCCTTCATTGTGGCGTTGGTGTCAATGGATGGATGGGAAAGGGTCACAGAGCTTGCAGAAAAGCTCATCAGAAAGAAGTAGCCTATGGATTATGTTATCACGTTCTCTGATGTGATGGCAGGGGTTATCACTCTTGGGCTTGGAGTGATAACCTTCTTCATCAAGGGGTGGTTCAACAACCTCAAGAGCAGCACAGAGGAGATAAAAAAGCAGATTAAAGAGAATGATGACAAAGTAAATAAGAGAATTGACAAGTTGGAAGAGGAGACAGACCGGGATATAGCGAACATCAAACAGGAACTCAATGATATAAAGGGTGATTTTGCTACCACGTTTGTACTCCGTGAAGACTTCTTCCGCTCCATGAACGGAGTGGAGGACAGAATGAGGAGCATTGACAGCAAGATTGACAAGCTCCTAATGCAGAGTAACAGAAAAGAGTGAGGTGAACAACGTGAATGACTTAGAAAAAGCAGAAATCAAGCAGAACAAGGCAATCAGGGGATACATCATCCGGTGCTTGGTGAAGGGATACAACAACACAGCCCTCACAAGGCAGTTATCCAATGCCATGATAGCAGCCGGGCTCATCATATCCCCGGACATCAGCAAGTATCTTGATTATCTTCAGGGAGCCGGATACATCGAATTTACCGAGGAAAAGGTCACAGCCTACAATGCCTATGCCAATGATGCAGTCATCAAGCTCACCAAGGAAGGCGTAGACCTTGCGGAAGGTACGATTGAAGACAATGGGGTTGATATTTGATGGGTGATAAGAGAACCAAGCAGAGAATAACCTCAAAGATTGATGAGCTCCCTGAAGACTTGCGGATGAAAGTGGATGTGATGCTTGCTGACACATCCAATACCTATGAATATATTAGCCAATTCCTGAAGGGAGAGGGCTATGACATATCAAAGTCCAGTGTAGGCAGATATGCCACCCGGACAAATAACGCCATGCAGAGGCTTCTTGAAGCACAGGCACAGACTGACAGGCTGATACAGGTGGTGAAGGAGAACCCGGAAGCGGACTACACGGAAGCTGCCATACTCTTGACCATGAACGGGCTCCTGAACAAGGTGGCAACCGCAGAGGAAGAGTTCAATGAGATGCCACTTGATAAGGCAGGAAGGCTCATTGCTTCACTGTCCCGGACAAAGGTATATAAGGACAGGGTGAAGCAGGACATGAGAAGGAAGGCTGACATTGCTTTCCGTGAAATGGAGTCCGAGATGCTGAAGGTCATCAAGCAGGATGAGAAGTCAGCAGCACAGCTCAAGGAGATACTGGCAAAAGCAAAGGAGCGGATGATGGAAGATGATTGATATTGACAACTGGATGAGGGAGCTTGAGGAAGAGGAAGATATAGAAATCAAGAACAATGAGGAGTATCAGACCAAGCTCTTTGAGGAATATGTACTCCGTGGGTCAGACCATCAGGAGGAAAGAAGAAAACTGAATGAGAGGTATCTGTCCGGGGAGGAGCTCATGGGAGAGCATGGACTTAGAAAAGAACTTGCTGCCTTTGACATGTCATATTTTGGAAGGGCGTATCTTCCACACTACTTCATCCGGAAGTCACCACACTTCCATGAGGAGCTTGATGAGATATGGAGCCGGGGAGTAATGAAAGGAAGGAACCCTCTGAAGGAAGCAAAGGTCATATCAAGACTGAAGGGCTCCCGTCAGGTGGTGGCAGCTCCCCGTGGTCATGCAAAATCAACCAACTTCACATTCAAAGACAGTCTCCATGCCATCCTGTACGCATACAAGCACTACATTCTCATCCTGTCAGACTCTTCAGAACAGGCGGAAGGCTTTCTTGATGACATCAAGACAGAGCTTGAGGACAATGCAAACATTATCATGGACTTTGGCTCCCTGAAGGGAGACAAGGCATGGAGAACCGGAGTGATACTGACCAAGACAGACATCAAGGCGGAGGCAATAGGCTCCGGAAAGAAGGTCAGAGGTAGAAGACACCGGAACTGGAGACCTGACCTCATTGTACTGGATGATATTGAGAATGATGAGAATGTCAACACACCGGAGCAGAGGCGTAAGCTGAAGAATTGGTTTGACAAAGCAGTATCAAAAGCAGGGGATACCTACACAGACATCATGTATATAGGTACCATACTCCACTATGACTCCCTCCTCAACAATGTGCTTCAGAACCCAAGATATAAGACAAAGAAGTACAGGGCAGTCATATCAGAGGCGGTCAATACAAAGCTGTGGGATGAGTGGGAAAGCATATATACCAACCTCTTCAATGAGAACCATGAGGAGGATGCAAGGACTTTCTATGAAGCCCATAAGGAAAAGATGCTCCTTGGAGCTGAAGTCCTTTGGGAAGAGAAGCTGTCCTACTATGACCTGATGGAGATTAAGGTATCCGAAGGTACAGCATCCTTCAATTCAGAGCTTCAGAATGACCCGATTGACCCGGAGAGTGCAACATTCAATCCTGAATGGTTCGATTATTACGAACCGGAGCTCATGGACTTCTCAAGTCCGGAGTTCGTCTTTGTAGGTGCAAATGACCCGTCACTTGGAAAGAATAAGAAGTCAGATACAAGCTCCATCATCAACCTTGCCCTGTCTACCAAGACCGGGTACATGTATGTGGTGGATGCCTCCGTAGAGAAAAGGAAGCCGGATGTCATCATTGAGGATGTGTTTGAGATGAACCGGAGACTGAAGAGGGACTGCAAGAAGGGCTTCTACAAGTTTGGTGTGGAAGTTGTCCAGTTCCAATACTTTTTCAAGGAGGTCATGGCTGCAAAGTCAGCCGAGGAAGGAGAGTATATCCCGATAGAGGAGATACAGTCAACGGTCAACAAGGTACTCCGTATTGAGTCATTGCAGCCTGTCATCAAGAACAAGTACCTGAAATTCAACCGGGAGCACAAGACACTCCTGAAACAGCTTCAGGAGTTCCCTATGGGAAAGAATGATGATGCTCCTGATGGTCTTCAGATGGCGGTGCAGCTTGCACAGACAGTCAAGGCGGTAGCATCAAAAGCAAATTACAAGACAGTCCTCCGGAGACGTTTCCGGATGGGTAAAGGTGCCTACTAGGAGGTGTGATACAGCATGGCAAAAAGAAAGAAAAGGAACCGGGGCGGAGGAGTACCCTTCAATCCGGATGTAGATACAGGAACAAAAAGACCTGTGACCGCAAGAGTGGCGGTTGGGGATGTCAATGACAAGTTCTCTGATTATCCATCCAACGGACTGACACCACGCAGGCTTGCCCGTATCTTTCGGGAAGCTGATGAAGGGAATGTCAGGGCACAGATGGAGCTCTTTGAGGAAATGGAGGAAAAGGATACACACCTCTTCTCACAGATGCAGACAAGAAAGCTTGCTGTGACGGGTCTTGATTGGGAAGTGCAGCCATTCTCTGAAGATGAGATTGACAAGGAGATAGCGGACTTCATAGATGAGCAGCTCAAGGGAATTGAGAACTTTGATGAAGTGCTCATTGATATGTTGGATGCCATTGGAAAGGGTATCAGCATCATGGAGCTTGCATGGACAGTAGAGGATGGAAGGAATGTCATTGAGGATATTGAGTATGTGCATCCTAAAAAGCTTGTGTGGGATAGTACCACGGATGAGCTGAAGGTATGCACAAGAGAGTATCCTTCCGGTGTGGAGCTTCCGGAGAATAAGTTCGTAGTACATAAGTACAAGGCAAAGTCAGGACACGCAAGCCGGGCAGGAATTATGAGGGTTGTCTCATGGATGTACCTGTTCAAGAACTATGACATCAAGGATTGGGTGAGCTTCTGTGAAGTGTTCGGTATGCCGCTCCGTCTTGGTAAGTATGATGCTTCTGCATCAGAGAGTGACAAGAAGCAGCTCATGGAAGCCATCATTAGTCTTGGAACGGATGCAGCCGGGATTGTGCCGAGCTCCACAATGATAGAGTTCATTGAGTCACAGAAGACCACAAGCGTAGAGATATATGAGAAGCTTGCCCGGTACTGTGATGAGCAGATAAGCAAGGCAATCCTTGGACAGACACTCACATCAGACAGCGGTGGAGGCTCTTATGCACAGTCAAAGACCCATAACGAGGTCAGACATGACCTGACTGTAGCTGATGCAAAGTCATTAGCTGTGACAATCCGCCGGGACATTATCAGACCGCTTGTAGAGTTCAACTATGGAAGTGAAGCAAACATACCATTCTTTGGCTTTGACTGCCATGAGGTGGAAGACCAGAAGGAAGTAGTTGAAATATACAAGACACTTGCCTGTGATATGGGGCTTGAGATACCAAAGAGCCACATATACAAGAAATTCAACATACCGAAGCCGGAAAACGGTGAGGAAGTCCTGAAGCCGCCGCAGGCAGGAATGATGACAGCACAGCAGCAACCAATGGAAACAACGGAGGAGCTGAAGCTGAAGCAGGAAGAGGGACAGGCAGAACAGAGACAGGTGGACACAATCGTCTCCATTGCTAATAAGCAATCAGAGGACATCTTCCGGGAGATGATGAAGCCTATTTTCAAAATGATTGACAAAGCGGAGGACATGGATGAGCTGCAAAAGGTTCTGAAGGATGAAAAGAAGCTCCGTGAGTTGTATCAGGATATGGAGAGCCCGGAGCTTGAAGACCTGATACAGCAGGGCATCTATCTGTCACACCTGATAGGGAGGTCAATGGACTAATGGATGTATTGTATGGACTGACAAAGGACTTTGTCTTCAAGGAGGCGGTGGCGTTCCTGAAGGGGAAGAGAACACTGACAAGTGAAGAGTACAAGATGCTGTCTGATGAGAGCCGGGCAAAGGCTTTCACGGTGTCAGGATATACAAGTCTTGAAGTCCTTCAGGAGTTTCTTGACTGCCTGACAAAAGCAGCAGAAGAAGGAACCACCAAGGAGCAGTTCTTGGAAGATATGAACAGGTTCCTTGAGGAGCATGGATATGAGGGCATCAATCCTTGGAAGTGTGACAACATCTTCAGGACTAACATGCAGACCGCCCTCAATGCAGGACACTATAAGAGCATGACAGATGAGACCACAATGAAGCTAAGACCATATTGGAGATACCGGACAGCCGGAGACGGACATGTGAGAGAGTCACATGCAGTCATGGAAGGAAGAGTGTACCGGGCAGATGACCCTATATGGGATGTATGGTACCCACCCAACGGGTTCCGGTGCCGCTGCATGGTGGTGAGCTTGTCAAAAAAACAGGTTGAAAGGATGGGATTGCATGTTGAAACAAAGGCACCGTATGATGTGGACTACTCCACCGGAGAGATACTCACAAAGTTTCCTGACAAGGGCTTCTCCAATAACCCGGCAAAGACCGTATGGAAGCCGGACATGACCAATATATCTCCGGAGCTTAGGAAGATGTTTAGGGAGAGAAAACAGCCGGAAGATGGTGAAACAAAATGAGAGCCTTTTTAAGAGGCTGTGAGTGTTCGGATAGGTAAATCTAAGGATATTTACATTGAGAAGCTCTAAGGGGCGTTATAACGCGTTATAACGCTATCAGAAAGCAAAGGAAAGAGGTGAGCGGATATGGCAAAGCTGATTGCATGTGCCGGACAGGGCGTGGAGCTCTCCGGTGTGCCTACAGAAATCAAAATACTTCCCCTTGGAAGAGTACATTCCCAAAAGGGGGACTTCAATGTGGATGATGAGAGCTTTGAGCTCATCCGGAAACAGTTCAAGGACAGAAAGCTTGACCTTGTCATTGATTATGAGCACCAAACACTGTCAGATGTGCAGGCTCCGGCAGGCGGATGGATAAAAGACCTCTACAAAGGTGAAGATGCCATCATTGCAAAGGTGGAATGGACACCAAAAGCAGCCGAGTACCTGAAGAATAAGGAGTACAGATACCTCTCCCCGGTGGTATTGGTGCGAAAAAGAGACCAAAAGGCAACAGCAATACACTCTGTTGCACTTACAAACACACCTGCTATTGATGGGATGTTTGCATTAGTGAACTCCCTTGATATAGAGGACATTTCAGAAGGAGGAAATATCATGGACTTAAAGGAACTTGCAAAGGCATTAGGACTTCCGGAGACCGCAACGGAAGAGGAAATCAAGAAAGCGGTTGAGGATGCTGCAAAAGCAGCAGAGAAGCTCAAAGAAATGGATGGAAAGAAGCCGGGTGAAGGAGATGGGAAGCCGGGAGATGGTGAACCGAAGCCTGAAGGGGCTGATATGGTGGCAAACAGCACCATCCTTTCCATGCTTGGACTGAAGGCGGATGCCAAGACCGAGGATGTGGCAGCTTCCATCATGGCTCTGAAGGCAGGAGCACCGGATACACAGGCTGAACTCCTTGCACTCAAGCAGCGTATGGCTGAAAGAGATGCAGATGAGGAGGTTCAGAAGGCATTGAAGACAGGAAAAATCACAGCCGCACAGTCTGAATGGGCTAAGTCATACGCCCTGAAGGATATGGAAGGCTTCAAGGGCTTTGTGGACAAGGCTCCTGTAGTAGTTCCGCAGGGCAAGCTTGACCTGAAGGATGCTCCGGCAGCTTCCAACTCTGATGAGGTGGATATAGCCATCCTCAAGAACATGGGAGTATCCATGGAGGATGTTAAGAAGTACAACAAGAAGGAGGACTAAGAGATGAACAGAGCAGGAAACGAGAGAACCGGGAACCGGATGCTCAACATCCCTGTCAAGGGAGGAGCAGAACTGACAGAGGCAACAATGGCAGCCATCAATTCAGATGGTTATGCAGTAGAGGCAACTGCTTCCGCCGGGCTCCTGATTGCCGGATGTGTGCAGAGATATTGTGACAACCGTAACGGGGAAGATGGTGAGCAGACTGTCAGTGTGAAGCGTGGGACATTCGTATGGGAGAATGATGGAACCATCAAAGAGACTGACATCCTGAAGAAGTGCTACATCAAGGATGAGAAGACAGTGACCATCACAGCGGATGGATCAAGTGTAGCAGGCACCATCTTAGAGGTAGATGATGATGGCGTTACAGTAGACATAACACAGGTATAAGGAGGACATGAAACATGATTGTTAATCAGGCAAATTTACACGGACTTACAGTGGGATACTCAACAGCTTTCAACAAGAGCTTTGATACCACACAGTCCAATTATCAGAAGGTTGCAACTGTGGTACCGAGCACCACAGGAGAGCAGGATTACAAGTGGCTTGGTCAGATGCCGGGCATGAGAGAGTGGATTGGTGAGAGAGAAGTACAGGCTCTTGCTGCTTATGACTACCTCATCAAGAACAAAAAGTTTGAGATGACCATTGGTGTACCGAGAGATGACATTGAGGATGACAAGTATGGAGTGTATACTCCTCTCTTCTCCAACATGGGAGAAGCTGCTGCATTGCATCCGGATGAGCTTGTCTTTGGTGCTATGATGAGCGGCTTCAATGAGAAGTGCTATGACGGGCTTTCATTCTTTAATACAGCCCACAAGGTAGGTGATGCGACCTACAGCAACAGAAGCAATAAGAAGCTGTCAAGGGAGTCCTACATGGAAGGAAGAAGCTCCATTATGAGCATCAAGGGAGATAAGGGCAAGAGCCTGAAGCTTGTGCCTGACCTTTTGGTTGTACCTCCGGCATTGGAGGAGACAGCAAGGCTCATCTTGGAAGCAGACCAGATTGACGGTACCACAAACGTGCTGAAGGGAACAGCAAAGCTTCATGTAGAGCCTGCCCTTGCAGAGCATCCGGAGTATTGGTTCCTTCTTTGCACCAACCGCTTCCTGAAGCCTTTCATCTATCAGCTTAGAAAGAAAATCAAGTTCACATCCTTAACAAGAGACACTGATGAGAATGTCTTCATGTTGGATGAGTACCTGTATGGAGCTGATGGAAGAAGCAATGCAGGATATGGTTTTTGGCAGATGGCGTATGGCTCTACCGGAGAAGTAGAAGCACAGGCACAGGGATAAGAAGTAGGTGATTGGAATGTACTGTACTGTTGGAGAGGTTCTTGAAATGATAAAGGATGATATGAAGAATGTCATCATTGGAGATGAGTACATAGAAGATGAGCAGGAGCGTGAAGCTAAGATTGCAACACTATGTGCGTCTGCTATATCTGATGCTTGTGCCGAGATTGACGGGTACCTTGCCAAACGGTACAGAGTTCCCTTCACTAAGACACCACAGGTCATCAACAAATTTGCAAAAGACATATCTGTATACAACCTTGTATCAAGGACAGGTATAGATGAGAGTGACCGGGAGAAGACCTTCCTGAACCGATACAACGCAGCCATCAAGTTTCTGCTTGATGTGGCAAAGGGCATCATAAGCATAGGCGTTGAGGAAAAAGGAGGAAGCAGCGAAGCAGCCAATGGCTTCAAGATGAAGTCTTCAGGCAGGGTGTTCTCAAGGGACAGTATGAGAGGATGGTGAGGGGATGTCGTCAATCAGGGCAGAGATGTCCGGAGATACTGATGAGCTGCTCCAACGCCTGAACCGATTGAGCCACCTTGAGACCCGTGGGGTTCTGAACTCCATAGCGGAAGGATTGAGGACTTCCACAGTGGAACGCTTCACGGAGGAGAAGACTCCGGAAGGTACAAGTTGGAAGCCATCCATCCGGGCACAGGAGGAAGGCGGCAAGACGCTCACCAAGACCACACAGCTCAAAACAAGCATCCGGTCAGAAGTGAGTGACAGTGGACTTGCAGTAGGTACCAATGACATCAGGGCTGCCACACACCAATTTGGTGATGAGCGGACAATAAGAGCAAAGAATAAAAAGTACCTCACATTCAAGATTGGTGGACAATGGAAGAGAGTAGCCTCTGTCAAAGTAAGCATACCACCAAGACCGTTCTTGGGTATCAGTGAAGAGGATGAGCAGGACATCAAGGACACCTTGGAGGAAATTTTTGAGGAGTAGGACATGGTAAAGGAAAGGAACTACTTAATAGAAACGCTGAAGAGCTCCGGCATCAAGAGTCAGGTCTACACCAATATGAAAAAGCTGAAGGCAGGAAACGAAGTCCACGTTGGTGCAGTATTGCGAAACGGTGAGACATTCGCACGCTCCGGCTCAAAAAAAACATACATAGACCAAGAGGGGCAGCGGAAGCGTAGAGTGAAGCTGTGGGACAGGAGCACATCACTCCATGTAGTGATAGCGGACACATCAGAGGAGAAGGTGGAGGAAATCCTTGAGAACTTTCTCCAAAACCTGAAGAAGGGAATTGATGTGGATGGTAACTGGGTGAATATCGTGGTAGGTGAAGCGGACTGGGTAGAAGAGGGTGACAGTATCCTGAAGGCGAAAGTAGCGGTACAGTTCGACATCACTTTTGAAGGCGGTATCTATCAAGATAGAGACATTAAGCCAATGGACATTGGCTCTGTCGGATAAGGAGGAATAATCATGGCAGAAACAAAACAGGCTGCATCCTTAATGAGCATTGAGGAACTCAAGCAGAAACTTGGTGTATCTGATGCGGTGTTTGAAGGAACGAAGGCAGCAAACGGATGGAAGAGTGGAAGACAGGTGGAAGAGAAAGAGTTCAAAGAAGCCTGTGAAGCCTTCCGGAAAGCCCCGGTTGACGGGAGTAAGAAAGACAAGGAGGCAAAGGGATAATGTTTGGAGATGTAAATGTAAAAGTCGAAGACGGGAACCTTGGGAGAAGCAGCTCCACGGGTACCGGGACATCAATCAAAATCGGCATTTCCAATGTGGAAAGCAAGTCACCTATCCTGATTAGTGGCACAATGAACGCCAAGAAAATCAAGGAGAAGGTTGGCAACACACCTCTTGCTGATGCCTGCATTGATGCGGTTGAGTGGGGAGCATCCTCAATCTATTGCATCCCGGTGAAAGCAGGGACAGCCGGAACCATTGGAAAAATCACGGAAGACAAAAAGGGATACGGTACCTTTGAGGTAAAGGGAAGCCCTAACAATGCCTATGACATTGTGGTTGAGGTAATGGATGCCGGAGAGTGCAATGAGGGAAGCTTCAGATACTCATTGGATGGAGGAAATACCTTCACAGAGGAAATGACAATACCTATCACCGGAGAGGCAGAACTGGCAACTACCGGACTGACTGCAAAGTTCACGGATGCAGAAGGCGGTGACAGCTTTATGGAGGGAGACCGTTTCACATTCTCCTCCACATCACCGGCTATGAGCAATGAGTCAGTAATCAGTGCGGTTGAGAGCCTCATCAACAGCCCTCTTATGTTTGAGTTCGTTCATATCGTTGGAGTATCATCCAAGGCTTTGTGGGCTTCTCTGTGTACGATTGCCAATGACTTCCTGACTAAGTACAAGAGACCTCTGTTCTTTGTCTGTGAGGCAAGAGGAAAGAAGGCGGATGAGAGCCTTGAGGATTATGTGAACGCAATGCTTGAGGAACGGAAGGGCATCAACAATATCTACATGCAGGTTGTATGTAGCAATTCCCGTTATCAGAGAATGGATGGAAGGGTTCAGGACATCAACAATGCAGGAATTGTGACCGGACTCTATGGAAGAGCCAAAGAGTCACAGAGCATTGGAGAGGTGAAGAGCTTCCCTATCTCTGAAGCAAAGCTTCTCAAGCTCCTTCCTGAAGGAATTGAGGACTATATTGAGACCTTGGATAAGGCAAAGTATGTGACCATCAGGCAGTACATTGGCAAGGAAGACTACTATGTGACCTCTGCAAACATGATGTCACCTGAAGGTAGTGACTACTCCTATGCTGAAGATGTCAGGGTATCGAACAGACTTGTCAAGGCTGTCAGGGCAAAGGCACTTGATGAGCTTCAGGTGGAGGTTGACCCGGAAGATATTGAGACAAGCATCACCAATATTCAGGAGCAGCTCAATACACCTGTGGAAGATGCTGTCCGTGATAAAATCATAAGCTCCGGAAGCGTGACCATTGACACGGAGAACCTCAACATCCTTGTGGATGAGAAGCTTGACATCAATATCACTTATGTACCTATGGGTCATGTGAGGGAGATGAACCTCACATTTGCAGTAGAGAACCCTTATTCAGCATCTTAGGAAGGAGGTAGAGGCAGATGGCAAACAAGCAGTTAATCAACGGAAAAGCCTATGACTGGTCAAGTGTGACAATCACAGCTTCCGGCATGGAGAACATGGAACCCATGGAAATCTCCTATGATGATGAGGAGGAAAAAGAGCCTATCTATGGCAAGGGCGGAAAGATTAGAGGCTATGGTACCGGAAATCAGAAGAACTCCGTCAAGATTTCCCTGCTCCGTGAGGACTTCAATGAGATGTGCAGGGTCATCCAGTCAAAGGGATACAAGAACTTCTACAAGTATGTTATCCCGAAGATTGTAGTGAACTATGCAGACGAAGGAGCTGCAACCTGTACGGATGTCCTGACCAATGTTGTGCTGTCAAAGCGTAGCTTCAAGGCGGCACAGGGAGACAAGTCCATGAAGGTAGACCTTGATGGTATGGCAATGGGCGGTATCAAAATCAATGGTCTTGATGCGTAACTAATAACAAAATAAATGACAAAAACGGAGGTATAAACCATGAATGATACAAGAGAAGAGCAGCTCCTCAATGCAGGAAAGGCTGCTGATGCAGAGAAGAAGACAGATGTGGAGAGCCTGAAGAAGAAATATGCAGCTTCAGATGAGAAGGTCTACACGGTAGTAACAACGGTACAGGTGGATGATGAGACAGAGGATGAGTTCACATTCCTCTTCAAGAAGCCGAAGGCAGCATCCTATGACAGATATGTGAAGACCATGTCCAACTCTGTGACAAAGGCATC